TCGTCGCCCTCCCCCCCCTCGTGTACCCCCCCCACCCCCGGCCGAGCCCCCCCCACCGCTCCCGCCCGCCTGGGACACCCCGAGGTAGGCGGCCACCGCCCCGATGATGGCGCCCACGATGGTGGCCAACACGGTGGCTTCGGCTTGGGATATGGGCCCGGTGTGGAGCACCGTCTCCAAGCTCAGGATCACCACCGTCACGGCCACCCCGGTGGCCAGCACCAACGCCACCACCCCGTGGATATCCCCCGGCTTCATTGCCCCTCTTCGATCCGCCCGATTAGGTCGGGGTCGGGGTTGAAGGGTGGGGGCTCGGGGTGATCGGTGAGGGTGATCCGCTCGGGCAGGTGATCCAATCCCTCCCGGATGATGCGGGCCAGTAGCCACGGGGCCGGATAGCCGAGCCGCTCCGCCTCGGCCGCCACCCGCTCGTGGAGATCGCGGGGGATGCGCACCGTGGCCGAGCGCCGGCGCTTCACTCCCCCACCCCCTTGTCATCGGTGGGGAGCGTGTTGATCACGATGGCCAGCCCGCCCACCAGCCCGAGCAACGCCAGTAGCACCGCATCGGTGGAGTTGTCCCGGACCAACACCACGATGGCCAGCCCGAGCGCGGCGAAGCCGCACACCATGAGCATGAGTAGCCGCTTGATCCGCCACGGCATGGGCGCTCACCACACCGAGGGCGGGGGCGCCGGCGTGGCCGTGCCATCCCCCCGGCGTTGATTGCACACCCGGCACGCGGCCCGGAGGTTGGCGTCGGCGTCTTCGCCCCCGAAGCGGCGGGGCACGATGTGATCCACGTGGGTGGCCGTCCCCTCGCACCCCGGCGCTTGGATCTGGCATACCCCCCCGTCCCGGGCCAACACCCGCCGGCGTGTCCGGATCCACTCCCCGGACCACCGGAGGTTGGCCGGGCGGTCTAGGCCCGACGCCGGCTTGGCTCGTGGCACGGATGCTCCCACAACTCCCGGCACGCCCGGCACACCGAGCGGCCGTGGCTATCGGTGGCGCCGGGCTCCCACGCGTGCGGCCCCTCGGGGGCGGCCAACGAGCACCACCCCTTGGGACACTTGGCCCGCCCGTTGGCTTGGCTGGCGCACCAGCCCACCCGGATCTCCGCACACCCCACCACCTCGGGCTCGGGCTTGGGATGGTGCTTGCCGCGGGCCCGGGTGTTAGCCACGCCGGCCCCGCTTCACCGACGCCACGGCCCCGGCGTGGCGCTTGGCCACCACCGCCCGCACCCGGCGGGGCGAGCCCGAGGTGTTGGCTTGGGCGGCCCGAGAGAGGGCGGAGCGGAGCGTGGCCACCCGCTGGCGCTCGGGGATGCCGGCCGCTCGGGCTTGGGCTTTGGTGGGCACCGGATAGCTCCGGGTGCGGGGGTAGGCGAAAGCGGAGCGGGGCAGGGCGTTTCGTTGCTTGGCGGTTAGCGGCATGGGCCATCACCTCCACCCCCAAGATTAGGACTCGCACCCGCACCGCACGATGGAGCGCCGGCCCGGATCCCCCCGGACTTCCCCACCGAGCAACACCCCCGAGCCCCCACACCTCGGGCAATCCGCCCCGCTTAGGTTTTGACTTTCCCCTCTTGGTGGTTCCGCGCGGTCATGCGCGCGCGCCAGCCGCGCGGTCATGGGCGCGCGGCTAAGCGAAGCGGCCACGTGTTGTGGCGCGCGGCCATGCGCGCGCGGCACACGAGAGTTATCCACACCCCCGCGCGGCAGAATCGGGAACGGCCCCCACGCAATCCCCCGCCGGCGCCGGGCCATGCCGATCACCCCGGACTCTTCGATCTCCCGCACGGCCCGGATGATGCGCACCACCGGGAGCCGAGTCTTGGCCCGGATCTCGGCCCGGGTGGCTTGCCATGCCATCCCGTCCCGAGGGTGGGCGAAGTAGGCCACCGCTTGGAGCACGAGAGTTGCATCCACCCCGAGCCCCTTGGCTTCGGCCGCGTCTATCGCCCACTCTTGGGCGTAGCCGCTCACGGAGTCACACCCTTGTGATTGGGTATCGTTGCAGGTGACACGATCGTTCCTTTCCCGAGTCGGTTAGTGTCCGATCCCCGCCGGTGTCCGCCGGCGGGGATCCTCTCGTTTAGGGCCGGTTGTAACGGATCCTTTCGTGCTCCCGCCTAGCCACCGTCACCGCCAGCGGGGATTTGCCCGAGTATCGCGCCACCCGCTCCACTCGTGCCGCGTGAAGTAGCCGGAGCCACCACCGCACCCACCTCACCGGAGCACCTCGGCCACCGTGGCCCGCATGGACGGCCGCCAGATGTGGACTTCGGCCCCGGCCGCCCGGAGCCCGTCGATCACCGCCCATTGCTCGCGCTTCACCCGGCCCCCCTCCGATTTCAACTCCACGAAGATCACCCGCTCCCGCCACAACACCCAATCCGGGAAGCCGGCCCGGGAGCCCCGGGAGTTGCGGGTGTGATAGTGCTCCCACGCCGGGCGGGCCACCCTCGTGGCGTAGTCCAGCACCCACCGCGTCCAATCGTCCTCGGACTCGGCCAAGGGCCCGGCCGCCCGGGCCAGGGCTTGGCGTTGGGCCCGGGCGAAGCCGGGGAGCCGGGGCTCGGTCACGCCACCCGCTGGCGCCGGCGCCGGCGGGCCACGGGCTCGGGCTCGGGCTCGGCGTCGGGCTCGGCGTCGGGATCCTCGGGGAAGAGGGCGGCTTGGTGGGGTTCGGGATCGAATAGCCGGAGTTGCTCACCCGGCCACCACCACGGGGCCCCGGGCGGGGGCTTGGTCTTGCGCTTGGTCACGGCGATTTCCTCCATTGCTTGGCTTGCGGGCAGGTGGCGAAATGAGACACGTAGCGGGGGACGCCCGGGTGGCTTCCCACCTCGGGCTTGGTCAACACCCGCCCGGTGGGCGGGGCGGTGTCGGTGATAATCACCGTCCCCGCCGGCGTGGGCTCGGCGTCTAGCGGTGTGCGCTTGCCCGACGGTGTGAGCGTCACCCACAACACCGTCCGGCCGCACGAGCGGCAGTAAGCCACCGGGATCACCGGCGCCCGCCTAGCTTGCCTTGGGCTTCCCGTAGCGCATATAGGCGGCTTGCCCGGTGGTGCCGAGCGCCTCACCTATGGACTTCCACGAGTAGCCATCGGCCCGAAGCCCCTCTATCCCATCCCGGATAGCCGCTTCCAAGTCATGGTGGATAGCCACGAGGGCGCGCAGATCCTCGGCATCGGAGTGGCGCATCTTGCGCCCGGCGGCTTTCACCATGCGCCCAATCATAGAAAGCAAGTTGTGGATATCCGTGTACTGTCCCCGAGCCCGGGGCGGGGCGTAGGGGACACGGATCCGAGCCCGGCCCCGATGCGGGCGGCTAATGGCGTGATCCCCGTGGCCGAGCGATCGGCAGGGCTCGCCCGCTTCGGCCCCGCACCGGCACGAATCCAAGCGCTCCCACCCGCTAGTCATCGTCCACCACCTCGGAGCCAACCTCGCCCCTCACCTCGTGGAAGAGACCATCGGCCCCCTTGGCCCACACCCGAAGATGGGGGATCTCGGTGGCCACCGCTTGGCCGTCCGGGAAGTCCACTTGGATCATCTTCACGTCGGGGGGGACCATGGTGGCCATGACGGCGAAATCGGCCAAGCAATTGGCGCAAAGCCGCACCAGCCCGGCTTGGCGGTAGGTCTCGCCCACCAGGGCGTCCACCACCTCCCGGAGCTTGAAATCATCCCGGCAGTAGACGCCATCGCATAGGCCTCGGTGGGTGTCGGCCCCGGGCGGGAAAGGTTGCTTGGTCACCGGAGCCCCCTTCGGTGATCCCGGGCCCATTCGCGCTCGTCGTGCTCGTCCGAGGTGTCCGGGCAATGCCAGTAGCCGCCCATATCTTGGACGAGGGCCCGGCCGCACACCGGACAGTTGCCGGGGTGGCCCGATTGGGTGGAGTGGGGACTAGAGTCCCGATCGTTGGGGTTTGCCATAGCCGCCAACATAGCAGAGGGGGTGTAAGCCACGCTTACACCCCCTCGGCGTCTAGGGGACGGGGCGAGACGGCCGGGCGGCCCCGCCGGCGCCGGCGCTTCATCCACGCTTGGATGGTGGACTCCCACCACCACGGGCGGCCGCCCATCACCCCGTCGCACGCCGGCATGGAGCCCCGGCGGAGATGGGTCCACACCGTGGTGCGGTCCACGTCCAGCATCCGGGCCACCTCCGACACGTCCAACGGGCGATCCTTCGGGCTCATGGGAGCACCTCGGGGGGCTCGGCGTAGCGGCGCCCGTCCGGGAGCGTGATCCAATCCACGCCCCCGTCTTGGCCCACGATGAAGCCGCCCGTAAGCCGCTCGTGGTTATCGTTGCCGAGATCCTCGTGGACGGTGAGGCAGCACTCGCATTCGATCCGGTGCCAGATGGCCGGGCGGCCCCGGGCGGTGTAGTAGTCCACGCAACGGGCCATGGCCGTGGCTTGGGCGGCCGGCAGGGCGGGCGGTTTGGTCACGATTTCCTCCATTCCACGCCCACGGCGTCCAACGCGTCCCGAAGCTCGTGGATGAGCTTCCACGAGACGTTGGCGCAATGGGTGTATTTGTTTTGGCGCTTGGGGGCGTAGCCGGCGATGGCCACGGCCACGTCCAAGAGTTGGGATGCGGGGCTATCGGCCATGCTTGGCCGCCCGCTTGGGGGAGTGGCGCCAGTAGATGGCTTCGGCCCGGGCCCGGGCGGCCCGGCGGGTGGCGAAGCCTCGCACGTAGTTACGCTCCCACGATTCGGCTTTGGCGCGGCCGCCCCGGGCCCCCTTGCCCACCGGCTTATAACTCATGGCCAGCCATTTCCCGTGGTGGGGGCCACCCTCCACCCGGGTGGTGGTGTAGCCGGCTAGCCATCCGTCCTCGCACGTCCAGATGGCTTGGCGGGCTTCCCCGGCCATGCGGCGCATGTAGCGCTCAAACTCGGGGGCCAGCACCCGGGCCAATAGCTCGTTGTAGCGGGATAACTCGGCCCGCTCGGTGTCGGTGATCTCTCGGAGGGCCATCACCACCCCCGATCCATGGGGTAGTGGCTCGGGCCCGAGCACAAATCGGCCGATAGCCCGTGCTCGCACGTTCCCGGATCGTAAGCATCCCATTCGGCCAACTCGGCGGCGCTGAGCCCGGGGCAGGAGTAGGTGTTGCCATTGAGGGCCACGTAATGGTGGCGCTCGTGGATCTCGTGGCCGTCACAGTAAGCCCGAGGGGCGGCGGGCTCGGCGGTCTCCCAATCGGTGGTCATCATCACACCCGGTAGTCCGTGAAGCGGGCCACGTGGCCATCCACCACGGTGGCCGGGCGGAGGGGGTTGGCGCTCCGGTGGGTGCGATAGGTGCCATCCTTACGGAGCCGCACCAGGCGGGTGGGGGCGGTGGGGTCGGGCTGTTGGCCCGTCCACACCAACGGATACGGATTCCCATCCCGGTTTTCGGACTTGCTCCAATCGGTGTCCCGAGTAGGGCGGAGCGTGAGGGTGCGGGCGGTAACCGCCACCACCTCATAAACGCGGGTGTCGGTGACGAGTAGCTCTCGGACGAAGCTCCCCACCGTGGGGGCCTCGGGGGTGGTTGGGGTGTGGGTGTTTGCCATGCGGACCATCATAGCACATATTTGCCACGCTAGCGTGGCGGATGGGTGCGGGGGGCCCGGAGGGGGTCGCGGCCCGTAGCGGGGCGTCTAGGGGGCTCTCGTGGCAACGTGGTCGGGCCCGGGGCGGGATTAGGGCCCAAACGGGCTCCCCCCTTGTAACGGGATGCACTAATGGGCGCTCAAAATCAAGTGGCCATTTTTGCGGGGCCCCGTTTTTGGCCCATTTGGTGGCCGTCTCGGGGGCGTTTAGGGGGGCTCACCCCACGAAGAGACGGGCCAACAGATAGGCGATCTCGGCCAGGGCGAGGGCGCCGGCCAGCACGGCCGCCACCACGGCCGCCCGAGTCCACAACTCGTCATGGTCTACGGAGTCACCGGGCTTTCCCACGTGGCCGCCCACGTGGCCGGGCCCACCACCGAGTCCACTTGGAGCCCCTTCTCGGCTTGGAATTGCCGGCAGACATTGGCCGACGCCGGCCCGTATTGGTCATCCACGGCCAGGGCCCACCCTCGGGCGGCCATCTGGGCTTGCCATTGGGCGGTCCCCCCGCCCCGGGTGAAGTCCCGGAGGTAAACACCCGGCCAGGGCGGGGCTTGGCCCGCCGGCGGGGGCGTCGGGCTCGGGGCGGGGGGGGCAGCTCCACCGGCGCGGCGGAGGATCTCGGCCCGGGCGTTTAGCCGCACATCGCACGGACACCCGGTGGGATAGCCGCCTTGGCATCGGTGATAGTTGAGCCCGGGGGTGGTGGCCGTCTCGGACAGCACGAGGGGAATCCCGTGGGTGGCGTGGGCCCACGCCATTAGCTCCCCGAAGAGGGTGAGTTGGTTCTCGGTGAGGGGGTCGGCGTTGGGGGGGTTGCCACACCCCTCGGTTTCCACCCCGATGGAGGTGTCATTGAGGGTGCCCCCGCCATGCCACGCCCGCACGCCGGTGTCCACGTGTTGGATGGGCTGGCCGGCTTGGGGGATCCAAAAATGGGCGGACACGTCCCGGGACGCGTACACCGGCGCCGGGTTACCCCACCCGGCTTGGTGGTGCAGACAGACGGCGATCGGGCGGAGCGTCCCCGAGCATTGGGGGACGGGTTGCCATATCGCCTTAGCCCATCTAGCCATCTTCCCCGGCCGGGGTGGGCTCGGAGTCGCCCATCCCCTCGGTGTCGGCGGTGGGCTCGGGCTCGGGCTCGGGCTCGGGGGTGGGCTCGGTGGGGGTGTCGCTCACGGGGTGCTCCCATCGGGGTAGAGGGCGGCCACTACGGACCAATTGGCTTGCGTCAACGAGAGTAGATCGGCGTCAGTCACCCGGGATTGATCCACGCCCCCCTCGGGGGTGGCCGCCTTATCGGCAATGCCGGGCCCGGCCGCGGCCAGCCGGGTAAAGGTGAAGGTAACTTCCGAATCCCCCCGCCTCACCCGATCGGCCACGCTCCCGGCGTTTTGGGGTTGGGTGGCTTGCTGGACGGCCGCCGACGCGTTGCGGGCTTGGAAGTCCGAATCGTTGGTGAGTTGGGCTTGGGCGTGATAGCTCACGGGCGGATCCTTTCTTTAGACGGTCCCGGGTAGCTCGGCAATGGCCAGCCACGAGTTATTGGCCAAGATGGCGTAAGCCACCGGCCCGTTTTGGAAAGCCCGCAACTCAAACGTGGTCCCGGCATTCCATAGCTGTTGGACACTGAAATTGCAGTACCAGTTTTGAACGCCCACGGTGAGGATATTGGGGTTAATGGTGGCGCCGGCGGCGAAGCCGCCCCCGGCCCACAATCCCGCGATGAATTCTCGTTGCGATGTGGTGTAGGTGGTCCCCGAGGGCGCCCACGTCACTTGGCCGCTCACGGCGTAGACGGCCCGGCGGGGGGTGGTGAAGATTCCCCCGGACCACGAGCCCCCGCCTTGGTTATAGACCAGGGTTTGCATCCCCACCGGCGTCCACGCCCCGGCCGGGATGGATTGGGTGGCGTTAAGGGCGGAGCGGGTGTAGATGGGCACGAGCGGGCTGGCCGGCACGGTGGGCACGCCCGGCCGCACGTCGGTGATATTGCCGGCCACGATGGACGCCACCCCCCCGCCCACGTAGACGTTGGCCAGGGCCACGGCGTTGGCCGGGGTGGCCGGCGCCACCGGGCTGGCCGCCACCGTGCCTTGGGTGGCGGTGATGATGAAATCGTTATTGCTGCCCGAGTCGAGATCGGTGCCGCGGGCTTGGCAGATGATTTGGTCTATCCGGTTGGAGCCCGAGGGGGGCGACGGTTGCAGGGTGACGGTCTCGGGGGAATCCCATTTGCAGAGCACCGAGCCCGTCCCGTTGGCGGCCGGCACGATCACCGTGCCGGGAGCGGCGTCCACGGCCATCCCGCCCACGCCGGCGGGGGCGATAGCTCCGCCGGTGGCCCGGGCGGTGGGCCATAGGGCCCCGAGTAGGGCTCGGTCCACGCTGGCCGCGTAGCTTCCCGATTGGAGCCATAGGGGACTAAAGCGCGTCATGGGGTCACCTCCGGGCCAGGGCGTCCACGTCCCGGCGAGTCTTGCGAAATAGGGCGGTGAAATCGGAAGCCGGGCGGCCCACGGTCATCTCCACCGTCTCTTCGGCGTCATCTCCGATATCGAACGCCAGCCCGAGCACCCGCACCGTCCCCGACACGTGGAGCCGGCCGGAGTCCACCACCAGGGGGACGGTATCGCCAAGGTTGGGGAAGCCGGGCCGATACCAGCCGGGGCGGAGCGTGAGGGTGTAGGCGGGGACCAACGTCCCCCACCGGGCGAGATCCCCGGCCGCTTTCTCGTTAAGGGTGGCTTGGACTTTCACGTCCGATGCTTGCTCTATGGCCGCCCACAATCCCACCGGGATGCGGCCGATATCGTTGGCGTCGGCATTCCACGCGTCGGCCACGAGTTGGGGGGCCCCGGCCGTCCCCCCGTTATCGCCCAACACCCGCACATAGTTGGCATAGCCGGAATCCCCATCGGTGGTGGCGGATTGGACGTTGCGGGTGAGGGCGGACACGGTGGCCCCGTAGATGAGGGCCACGTCGGTGCGGCCCACCCCGCGCGACGGATACCACACCCGCAAGAGATCCCGGCCGCCGGCCGCGTCCCCGCCATAGGGCTGGATATCCCAATCAAAGCCGCCATCCACGTCCCCGAGATCACCGATCAATCCCCCGATGGAGGATCCGCCGGTGTAGGTGCGGTCCCGGAGCTTGCCCGAGCCCGAGCGGGTGGCGCCATCGGGGCCCACCAGGGCCCGGGAGATGGGCAGGGCGGAGCCGGGGGCGAAGCTCGGCGTCCCGGCCGCCGGCGCTTGGCCGCTCGTGGCCCGGTTGAGTAAGTCACCCACGATGGAGTCTTGATCTAGTTGGGTGTAGACGAGATCGGTCTTGGGGTTGAGATAGCGCCGGGCCAACACGGCCGAATAGTCCATGGCCGTGAAATTGACGGTATGGGCTTGCTCGGAGATGGTGTCTTCGGATGCGGACACCACCCCCCGGAACATGGGGTATTCGGTGTTGTCGGCGGGATCGAAACGCCACGCCACGAGATCGGTTATCAACTCGTCTATGTAATCGGCCGAGGGGCTCCGCCCGTCCACGGTGAGGGTGAGCTTGGCCGGCGAGCCATTCCAGCCCATCTCCAAGCGGCGGCTTCGGGCGTCGGTGATCTCGGCCAGCCCGGTGGCCCGGGGGCTCCCGAAGCTCGTGAAGTCCCGGCGGTGGACGGTGATCCGCCAGCGGGCCCGGGTTTCACTAAGAAAGGTATCCGTCATACCAAATCGCTTGGACTTGGGTGGTGGCGCTGGTGGAGTCGCCCGTCATGGAAAGCCACGTGTAATAGGGCAGGGTGGGCAGCACCGGCCACACCGAGCCCCCCCAATCCACTTGGGCCATCACCGATTGGGTGGGGTCACCGTTTAGAAACGCCGTCTTGGCGTTGGTGTCCACGTCGATCCATTCCCCCGAGCCGATGATGAAGCCGGCCACGAAGACGATTCGGGCGGGCGGCCCGGAGGGGTCGGCCCCGGTGGTGGGTTGCAGGGTGACCACCGGATTGGTGGCCGGGCCATAGATGCGAAGCAACGGGCGGACCACCACGTCCCCATCGGAGCGGATCTCGCCCGTAGAGGGGGCCCCGCCCCCGGGCGGGTAGATGCGGTTAAAGGTGAGGGGGTACACCCGGCCGGGGGTAACGCTGGCGCCGGCCATGGCCACCACGGTGTTGAGCTTGGCCCCGCTCACGTAGGGGTAGGCGGCCACCCACGCCAGATGGATCTCCCGAAGCCGCTTGCCGGAGATGGCCCACGAATAGTCCACGGCCCGCACGGTGGCGAAACGCTCGGGGGCGCCCGGCCGCTCCAACACGTAGTGGAGTTGGGGGCGGGCGTTGGGAATCATGTAGGGCCCGAACGCGGCCCCGATCTCGTCCACGGTCATGGTGCCCCCCGACGCCCGGATATCGGCGGTGATGGCCCGGGAGCCGGCCAAGCGGGTGCGATCGTCCACCCCGTCTTGGTCGGGCCGATTGTTCACCACCTCCCGCACCTCGGGATAGCCCAAGTCCAACTCGGTGCAGACATAGCCGGCGGTGTCATCTTCCAAGGGGAGGGTACGGTCCCCGAGGGTGAGCCACGCCCGGCGGATGCAATCGGCCATGGTGCTATACCCCCGTCCCCATTTGGGTGTAAGCCACGCTTACACCCCGGAAGTCCGGACTTGCCAAGCGATCTTGCGGGCGAAGAGATCGGCGTCCACCCGCTCCCCGAAATTGGCCGTCCCGATGGACACCAGGGGGCCGGTACGGGCGGCCGCCGGCGCCGGCGAGATCACCTCGCCCACGTGGGCGTAGACCAGCCCGGAGCGTGTCATAAGCCCGCCCCGGGCCAAGATGGGGAGATCGGGGAGCCCAACGGTGAAGCCGCCTATTTTGCCGATGCCGGGGATATGGGTGTCCACCGATGGCATCTTCACCTCTATGGCATTCCACGTATGGGCGAAAGCGTTATAGACAGACTTGGCGGTGGAGATGGCCCCGGACACGGTGCGGGTGAGCCCCCCGAGCAAACCTTGGATATAGCCCACGGCCGCTTGGATGGCCCCCTTGACGATATTAAAAGCGGTGATGAAAGGTTGGGTGATGGCGCCCACCACCCCCGAGACCACCGAGCCGATGGAGTGGACTATGCCGGCGAAAAAGCCGGAGATGGGCCCCCAAAATTTGTAGACCAGGGCGACCGCCACCCCGAAGGGCCCGGCCAACACCCCGGCCAGTAGGGGCCAATTGCTCCGCACCCACGCCCACACCGTCATGGCAATGTTTTGGATGGCCCGGAAGATGCCGGCGATAAAGCTCCACGCGGCATTCCACGCCGCGGTGATGGCCCCCACCGTGGCCCGCCACGCGGCCGACATAAACGAGGTGACGGCCCGCCAGATGGATTGAAACCACGTGGTCTTGGTGGCTATCACCACGATGATGGCGATAAGGGCCACGATCGCAATGATGATGAGCCCGATCGGGCTGGCGATAAAAGACGAGTTGAGGGCCAGCCACGCCACCCGGAACGCGGCGATGGTGGTCTTCACGAATTGCACCGTCTTGACGAAGATGAGCAACGCCCCCACCACGGTGGTGATGGCCAGCACCAGGGGCACCAGCCACCCCGAGTTGGCGGCCACGAACGCGAAGAGGCCGGCGAGTTGGGTTTGGATGCCCGACACAAACGGCAGGATGGCGGCCCCCACGGACTCTTGGAAGTTCCCCCACGCCACCGCCATCTTGGCCGAGCCGGTGGCGGTGGCGGCGGCCGTCCCCTTGACTTGATCCTCCACGTTCTTGAGCACGATCTTTTGGGCCCCGAGGGTGTCGCCACTCTTCACCATCTGTTGGATGGCGGTCTTTTGGGCGGCGGTGAAGGTGACGCCGGACTTGGCCAGGGCGGCCATCCCCTTGACGGGATCCTCCAACGCTTTGCCGAGTTGGATGGAGTTGGAGTTGAGATCCCCATAGCCGGCGGCGGCCAAGTCCACGGCCGCGGCGGTGGCCCGATCGAAGATGCCGGCTTGGCGTCCGGCCGCCCCCGAGACGGAGTGGAAGGTGGCCAAGAGGGCTTGGGCGCCCATGATGGCTTCATCGTCCACCCCGGTGGACGCGGCAAGCTTGCCGGCGTAAGCCTCGGCGGCGGCGGCGGCCGCCCCGCTGGCGTCCCCCACGTTCTTGAACACGGCCACGAGTTTGTTGTGGGCCACCTCGGACTCTTCGGCCGCTTTGACGGCCGACTTACCGAAGCTCACCACCGCCCCCACGGCCAGCCCGGTGGCGGCCGCCTTGGCGATCCCGCCCAAGCTCACCCCGGTCTTCTCGGCCCCCTTGGCCGCTTGTTGGCTGGCGTCAGAGGTTTTCTTAAACGCGGCGATGGCCGAGCTAGCTTCCCCGATTAGTTGAAAGGTGAGCTTGGCCGGCATTACTTAGTCCGCTCCCGGATCTCTTCCAACACCTCGGACGCGGTGAGCATGGCCACCGGATCGGTGAGCCACTCCCGGGGGGGGACGCCGGTGGCCACGGCCAACTCCACCGCTAGCCGCCCGTAGCCACCGGCCGGGTAGGGTCCAAGCTTTCGGGCTCCGAGTCCTCTTCATCTTCGGAAGCCTCTAAAGACTCCACGAAGATGCGAAACGTCTTGGCGCACGGGTGCTCGGGGTGCATCCGCTTTAGGGCCGAGTACCACACTTGCATCCCAAGCTCCACCGGGGACTCCATGACACCCCGGCCGATGGCCCGCTCCGCATTGAGTTGATCCCACGCGGCGGTGGTGATCTTCACCTCGTCCCCGGCCAGGGTGAGCACGATCCGATTAACGAAACGGGGCATCTAGGCTCCCTCCACTTCATCGCAAATCCGCTGGCCGGACTCTTCCAACGCCCGCACCCACGAGGGCTCGGAGTGTTGGACGGCCGGATACACGAAGGGGTTGCGGCGAATGTTGTGGGCGGGCCGCCCCCAATGGATGGGCACGGCGTAGACCACATCGGACGCGATGGTCCCCCGGCCGTCTTGCAAGCTCGCCCCGAAGCTCCCGGCCAGCCGGCCCGTCCTACCCCGGGGGGCGGTGGTCCCCGCCGCGCCGGCGATCACCTCGGCGGCGCCGGTGGTGTCCATTTGGGCTAGGGCTTTCTCGGCCCGGGCCAGGGTGGACACCAGCCGGGACTCCCCTACCACCCGGATCTCTTTAATCACGCGGCCACCGGCGGGGTAAACGTCGGGGTCTCTTGGAGATTCCACACAAAATCCGAGGTAATGCGGGCGTTCACGTCACCGCCATAGGTCTCGGTGGGGATCTCAAGTTGAAGTGTCCCGGTGATGGTGGGGGCGCCCGAATCGTTGGGGGTGTACGTGTAGGCCACCACCTCCAACTCGTGGGCCCATAGGTATTGGATCACGCCCCCGGTGGCTTCGGAGACGTTGAAGTCTTGGACGAGTGTCCCCTCCAGTTTGTGGCCGTCACTCTTGCGGGGCGGGGGCTTGGTGTCGCCACAAAGCGTGGTCACCGTGTCCCCGTCATCGGAGTAGGCCGAGGTGATACGGACGTTGGTTATCTGACAGGACAAATCCATGGCCGTGGCCGTGGGCCCAAGCTCCAAGGTTCCCCGTTGGAGTCTTGACTCGTTGATCATTGGGTGAGCACCTCCGAGAAAGTGATGGTGGACGAATCGTGGGTGTTGGAGCCCACCACGTAGGCGCCGGGCGTGGCGGACTCCACCGGGAAGGTGGACGCCACCGCGTCCACCAACTCGTTTAGTTGGGCGCCTATGGTGCGGTCCCCTCGGGTGGGGGCGCCGGCCAGGGCGTGAAGGGTCCACGTGGCCGTGTAGCCGCATCCCACGTTGTATTGCCGGCGGGGCACGGGGACCACCAGCACCACCGGCGGGTTGAGGGCGCCGGGGTCGGTGGTGGCCCGGATGCCGGCGGCGGTGAGCTTGGCCACGATGGTGGCGGCCGCGTCATCGGCGGTGGTCACCCGAGCACCATCTCAGTCCACGGGCTAATCATTTGGGTGATATCGGCGTCATAAGACACCACGGTGGCGGTGCCGAGATCGGACACCCCCACCACCCCGTCCGGCGAGTTGCGGCGCGACATAAGCCGGTTGGTTAGCAGCCGGCCGGCTTGGACAAGCATGGCCGGCACCGGATCGGCGGCGCCGGTGTCGGGGTTGGTGGTGAAGCCGCGGGGGGCCCGTAGCTCTATGGCTTCCATAGCCGAATCGGTGGCTTCCCCGATGGCGGCATCATCGGCGGTGTCGGCGGGATCTATGCGAGCCCACGCTTTATAGCCGGCCACGTCCAGCCACGGGCCCCCCGGCCACATTAGCTAGCGGCTTTCTTGGTGGCCCCCGACGCCGGCGCGGCGGTTTCGGCCAGGGGCAGCAACGTGGAGGTGATCTTCACGAAGTTGCCGGGGTCCACGGCCGCGGCCGCCCACATACCAATCACCCCAATGTTGTAGCCGGCCACCCCCACGTCCACCACGCTGAGTTGGACCGGAGCGCCGGGCGTTTCGTAAAACTCGGCCAGCCGGGCCGGGCCCAACACGAAGGTGTTGCGGGTGATGAAAGGATCCACCACCGGGCGGAGCCCCCGCACCGTGGAGATGTTGCCTTGGGCGTCGGCGGTGCCGAGGGCGTTGGAGGGGCCGAGATCGGGGAAGAGGGGACGCCCGGAGCTATCGGTGAGACTGGCCACCAGCCCATAGGTCTCCAAGCCCATCCACACCGTGTCCGGGAAGAGTTGCTCTTCCCCGTTGGTGGCGGCCATCACCGCGGCATCCGATATCGCCTTGGCGAAGGTGGCGGCCGTCCCGTCCCACGTCACCGCTTGGGTGACGTTGGCGGCCACACCCCCCCACGCCCCCTCGTTGGACTTGCGGGCGTAGACGGCCACCAAATCTTGGAAGATGAGATCCAACGCGGCGGGGGCGCTCCGGTTGGCAAGCTCCCACGACACGTCCACCGCCCCGGCATAGGACGCCAGCGGGATCTCCGCCAAGTCCAAGGCGAAAGCTTGGGACGCCACCGGCCCTTTCTCGGTGTGGGGGCCCACCGTGGTGTGCTGAGAGATGTGGGGACGTTGGACTTTCATCCCCACCGGCGGCAGGGTGGGCTTGCGCATGGCGTCCACGGAGGGCCGGTTGGCCAGCCACATACCCAACACGTCCCCGGTGACTTGGGGGGGCACCAGCCCGGGCGTGCCGGCCGTGGTCACGTCGGCTAGGGCCCGGGTGAAGCGGGCGGACTCGCCCACGTCCCCGTGCTTGGAGCGCATATAGCCCAACACGTACTCGCCCGGGGTGCGGTACGGGAACGCCGGCCCCTCGGCCAGCGATTGGCGCTCGGGCTCGGCCCGCCCGGCTAGGCGGCCCATCATCTCCCCGGCCCGTTGGTCAAGCTCGGCGCGCTCCACCAGCAACGCCAGCCGGGAAGTCTTGGCTTCGGCTTCGGAGCGAAGCTCATCCCACGTGGTTTGCTCCACGTCGGTGAGGGTGTCGCGTTGATCGGCCACCGCTCCCGCCTCTATGGCGTTCATGCGGCCGTGCAACTCGTCTATGGACTGGCGGAGCACGTCCACCAGGGAAATGGGCATGGTGTGATCCTTTCTCACGAGTGTCAGAGCTTCACTCGGGTGGATCACGTATCCCGGTGGTGGCCGCGTGGTGGGCTCCGGCCGGCGTCCGGCCCGTCAAGCCGGGATGGTAGCCGCCCGGAGGGCCCCCGAGGGCGGATCCGGCCCTTAATGCCACGCCGGCGTGGCTCGGGCTCCCGCTACGTTGCCCGTAGAGCCCCGCAAATCGTCCGGATGGGGTAAGGGTGCGGGCATCCCACCAGGACTTTTACAAAACGGCCGCGCGCGGCCGTTTTACTTGAGCACGAGCCCGTGGCATTTCCCACGAGGGCGGCTAGCGGGTGGAGATGGGCGCCGGCGCCGGCCACGAGGGCGGATCGGATGCCCGGGCCGTGGCATTTTCCACGAGTCCGGCCAGATGGGCCCGGAGCTTGGCAAGCTCCCCGGCGTCCAGCCACGCCAACCATTGCACGATCACGGCGTGATCCACGGCGTAGCTCGGGCTCACCGGGTGACCATGCCCGAGCGGATCACCCGCCCGAAGCGATCGGCGTGGGAGCGGACCACGGCCATCCCCCGTGTCCGCTCGGCGGCCAGCGCGGCAACGCTCGGATGGTTCGCGCTGGCCGCCCGCACCCCGGCCACCCCGGCGTCTTCATAAGCGGGGAAGTTGCACACCGACACTTCCCGGAGGATCACCTCGGAGCGCTCGTGGAGATCCCGAGCGCTCGGGGGCGTCCGCTTGGTCCCCTCGGTCACCTTGTGGGTGACGGGCTCAAAGCCGATCGAAAGCCCGGAGATGGCCCCCTCCAACACCAGGGCCAAGACTTCATCGGCCTTGGGGGTGGCGGCCAGATGGAACGCGGCGTGAAGCCCGTCCGCCTCTTCGGATAGCTCGGTGGCGGCCCCGATGGGCAGCCCCCGGCGCTCGTGGCTCACCAGCAAGGGGACGGCGTGCTTGCGGTCCCGGATGGTCTTGGCGAAGCTCCCCTTTCTAAACACCTCGGTGTAGTCCTCCCACCAATCGGACACGTCTAGCTCCACGTCGAATGGCACGGCCAAGCCCACCAGGGTGCGGCCGTCCCCCTCGGGCTGGCCGTCATCGTGGCGGACCACCAGCCGGTTGGCGTAGATGTGGGTGAGGGTGCGGGCGGCCGGGGCCAGGGCGGGGGGCATGGGCTTTTAACCTTCCACGAGGTGAAGCGCGGCGGATGCGGTGCCGGGGGTGAGCCCGGCCGGGCCGGGGGCCAGCCCGGAGGGGCCCGCCGCGGCCGGCGCCGGGGCCGGGGCCGGTTGGGGAGTGGAGTCGGCGGGCCCGCCGGCGGCGGGGAAGCCGGCCACGGTGCGAGCCTCTTCCAAGGTGATGATTTGGGCCCCGTAGAGCACGGTGGCGGCATTGGCCCGAGTCATGGTGTCGGCCCGCAGTAGGGCCCCGGTGAAGAATTCGGCCCGGTTGCCGCGGGGCAAGCATTGGGCGGTGAGTTGCAACTCCAAGGGGGCCAGTAGCCGCATCATGGTGGTGGCCACGAACCGCCCAAATTCGGTCTCGGCGTTGGAGTAGGTGTGGGCTTGGGATTCGATCCCCAACAGAAACGGGGGCACCCCGAGAATCATGGCCACGGTTTGGGCGTCCCATTGGCGGGCTTGGACGAGTTGGGCTTTGTCGGCGTCGGTGGCCAACGGTTGGAAGGTGGTGGAGCTTGGGATCACCACCGGGGTGCGGGTGCCGGCCACCGCTTGGAGCCATTTGGTCTTCAGCTCGTTGGCTTGGTCTTGGGTGAGGTTGGGCCGGGTGTCGGTGATGACACCGGAGGGGACGGCGGATTGGGTGAAGTATTGGCCGGCGTAGGCGTCGGCGGCCAGGGCGGCCGCCACCGGCCCGGCCAGGGTGGGCAGCACCCCCCGCCCGGCCAACTCCCCGGAGCGCTTGTCAATGCCCACGTGGAAGATGCGATCGGCGGGGAGCACCTCTTCGGCCCCCTCTAGGGCGTAGACGGGGGCCCACGTCTCGGGATCGCGGGCCACGCTCACCGTGGTCACGTCTAGGGGCACCAGAAACGCCGGCCAGCCGGTGGAATCGGCCGGGCCGATCAACGCCGCGTAGTTGCCATAGAGCAACACGTCCGAGATGTACTCATCCACGAAGTCCGCCACCGTCCGGTTGGCGCCCGGGGTGGGGTTGGCGATCACCGTGGCGGGCGGATCTAGCACCTCGTCCCCCCGTTTCTGGCGGAGGGGGAGTTGCATGGCCACCCCGGAGATGAGTCGCATCCCGGCGGTGAGCGCCGGCACGCCGCGGGCCATCCACTCCGAGACGAAGGGCGTCCACGAGCCGGGCGGGGAAGTCCAGCCGGCGTCAAACATGGACTGTTCCCACGTCCGCCGGGCGATCTCGTGGGCCCCGTCAATGTTGCCGGTGATGCCCGGCAGCCCGGCCCCGAGCCCCCCGCCCAACGGGGCCCCCGATCCGGCCACCGGCTTGCTCCATGGCCACCTCACGGGCTTTAAGGGTACTTCGGCCCGGGTAGCTCCCTCTAGGATCGTTTCTAAGCCCCGCAAATCCTCGGGATGGGTGAAGGGTGCGGGGCCCCCCGAGCGCTCCCGGGCCCGGCCGGCGTGGCCGGCGTGGTGGCAATCTGGCCGGGCTCACCATCCGGCAATGTGCCACCCGGAGCTAGAAAGCGGTCCAAGAGGCCTGCTCGGCCCCGGCCGGGTGGGTGAGGGCCCACACCGCGGCGGTGCAGGCGATCACCGGGGCGATAGAGACCACCGCCCCGCGGCGGTGCCACGCCCATCCCCCGTCGCCCGCATCCCGGGCCGGGGCCACCTCGGCCGCCTTGGCCAACGCCGGGTGGGCCCCCACCCGGATGCGTTTCTCGGTGATGGCGGCCAGCCACCCCGAGCACGCGGCGGGCCAATCCCGGCCCCGGATGGCCAGCACCGGAAGCCCGGCGGTGCCGAGGGCGTCGGCCACGTCTAGGGCGGGGGAGTCGGCCGGGTAGCCGATGGCCACCGGGTGGCGCCGGCCGGCAAGCTCGGAGATCCGCTCGGCCAGCCATCCCGTCCCGGGGCGGGCTTCGATCACCTCGCACCGAAGCCCTTGGAGATCCTTCCACGCCACCGCCACCACCCCTTGGCCGCGGTCGCGCGAGGTGTCGAAGCCGAGGGCCACCCGCACCCCGGCCGGGACGGTGGTCACCGGGGGGACTTGGGCGGCCGCCCACCGCCCGGGCGGGATCTTGGGGGCGGCTTGGCGGCCCATCCCGTCCGGCCAACGGTTGCCATAGGCGCGGGCGAAGCCGGCCGGGCCCAACTCGTCTAGGGCGGCTTTCATTTGGGCCACCCCGATGGTGATGCCATAGGCCGGGTGATACTCGGGCCACGAGCTAGCCGAGCACGGATCCAAGGTGTCGGGGCAAGCCCACTCAAAATACGCGATCCCCTCCCGGCGGCCGGCGGCCACCGCGGCCCGGCCCCGCTCCACCATCTCCCAAAGCCACAACGAGCGTTCATCCCCGGCGGTGGAAAGCTTCCACACTTGGGCGCCGGGCCGGGTGGCTTGGGTGGGCACGATGGCTTGGTCAATCTGGCGGCCCCGCTCCAACTCGTGAGCCCAACACTCGTCCACGATGACGAGATCGGATTGTTTGGAGTGCAGGGCGGCCGGCAGGGGGGCGAAGATGCGAAACATGGAGCCATGGGGGTAGGTGACACCCTCGGAGCCTTGGGCCCGGCGGACCTTGGCGTAAGGCTTTAGGGGGCTCACCTCCAAGCCGGGGGCGTGCTCGTTGACCAGCCAGTCCCGGGCCACCTCCCGGGATTGGGCGGTGTACCACACCCGCCGGCGGGGCCGATAGATGCAACGGTGCTCGGCGTTGGCGCCGGTAAGGGTGGTCTTGCCGGACTGACGGGGGACGGTGATCACCACCGTGGAGTAGACGAAGAGACCATCGGCGTCCACCTCGTTGGCCACGTCGGCCACCATGCGTTGCCAGGGCATGAGGGGCCAGCCGAGGGCGTCGGCCATCTTGGCCACCGCCGGCCCGAAGGTGGCCCGGCTAGGGCTCCGGGGGGTGGCCCATGCTGGCGGTGGACATTCCGGCAACGAACGCGGCGAAGGGGTCAAGGGCTTCCCTCATGGTGCCGGTGAGCCCGCACGCTTGGCGTAGCTCCAAGTAAGCCCGCACCGATTTGGCGCCGGCGTCCACGTCCCCGGCCCGCTCGGCCACGTCCACAAAGCTCGCCGCGGCCCGCAAGAGGGCCCGAGCGCCGGCGGGGAGCGTGGTCTCGCCCCGGATCTCGGTGTCCAACGCCCGCTCCACCCGGCCCGGCCGCCGGCGGGCTTTCTCGGGGCCCGGATCGAAGAGACGGGGGGGCGCTTC